CTAACCAGCCTCCGGAAGCGGATACCTGGCCTTGATCTCCTCGACCTTGGCGATCCAGGCAGAGTAGTTCGGTTCCACGCCGGCCTTGATAGCGTCGAACTCGGCCTCGGTCTTGAGCGGGTCACTCTCCAGGCGGTAGGCATTTGCCCGCGCCGCGGTTGAGGCATCGTACTCAGCCTGCCAGCGTTCTTGCGCCTGCTGTTCAGCGGTCTTTACCTGGCTCCAGTCGATCATCGCGGTAACTCCACTGGGCCATCGGCCTCGATCATCAGCGGTTCAGGGAAGCAAGCGGCGGCACTGGCATCGACGGCAAGCGGGAACCGCAGGATCAGCTCCAACCGGCCGGCACGTCGCAGTACGGGACCAGCGAACCACTCCGACCTGATAGCCTCGGCCGGCAACTCGCCGCCCTCCGGGAGCGGAGCGAAGTCGAACGCCTGGCCGTTCACGGTGAGTACATCGCCAGCCCTGCTCAGTGACAGGCGCTCGTCGCGTCGCGGCAGCGGAGCAAACGGTGACAACTTGATGATCATCAGAACCACCTCCCCACAACCATAATGCTCAACCCGTTGGTGCCAAGGTCTTCATTCAAGTAGAAAGTAACTTGGTCCCCGCCCATGTAGCCGCCCCTAACCCCCGCCGCAGCCGATGGCCAGCCGCTGAACGGTATCCAGTTGACGATGAGGCTATATGAGGATCCTCCGATGAACTCAGCCGCCAACTGCACTGTGTTGGGCCCTGCTTGGTAGTTGCTACCAGACCCCGTGATTTGGCGTATGCAAATCTGAGTTCCATCTGCAAACCGAACGAATTCGCCGTTTGCGTTGCTACCACGTTGAATCACCGCCCCTGTCGGTATTCCGCTCGACTGCGAAACGGCGCCGAGAATGCTGTCTCGCGAGTACAAAGCCCCAGTTGAACCCAGGGCAGCTCTAATTGCAGCACTCCCAAGCCCAAGGGACGTGCGCGCGCCAGCGGCAGTTGCAGCGCCTGTGCCGCCAAGCGCAACCGGCACCGTGTCGCCGTCGGCGAACTCGCGGAGACTGCCGTAGCCGTTGCCGTCGGCCTGGAGTTTCGTCGGGCGTATATCAGCCATTGAACAGCACCTGTAGGTTGAGAGTTGCGCCGCCGGCGGTATAGGCCGGCAATTGGCCGTCAGGGTTCATCGTGAGCCGAAGCATGGAACCATCGGCGAGATACCCAGGAACAGCCGCGGGGATGCGGACGTTCATCGGGTATGCCACCACGACGCCCGCGCCGTTGGTCACGAACTGGTCGTATCCGGTGCTGCGCCGGACGAAGTAGATCGCGTTCGGCTCCAGCACCGCAGGCAACTGCGCGACGACCTTGTGGGTCTGGAGCGCAGCCATTACCAGGCCGTCCCATTCCACTCGGCCGGGATCGGCTGGCCGTTGAAGCGCACCAGGCCCGACTCCTCACCAAACTTGTCCAGCGTCGACTTGTTCGCGTGCGTGTGCGCCTGGGAAACGGCAGTGTCGATCTGCGCCGGCGTCGACGTCGGGCGCCCGTTGATCGCGTCCCAGTTGAGCTCGACGTCCATCGACTCATACTCGGCCACCTTCAGCCAGGCGCTGGTCGCAGGGTTCCATGCGTACAGCGCAGCTCCGGATTCGACTGTAGGGTCCGCGCTCGCATCCTGAACCAGGACGAAGATTGCGCCCTCAGGCTCCAGGGCGTCGCGGGCGGCGATATCCGCAACGAACAGGATCGGCGTGACGGTGCCGGGCAAGCTGGCCAACGCCTCGTTGATCAGCGCGTTGATCATCGCGCTGTTGCCGATCGAGCGCGCGACTCCCGCGCTGTTCGTCAGGTAGGACTCCGAGTAGCTGCCGTTCTCGACGAAGTAGAACGAATCGGGTTCCAGCGTACCCGGCAGGGTTGCCACTTTGAAAAATCGAATCTGGGCCATTTCATCACCAATCAGTCGCGCCCCATTGGGCACCGTCTACGCCATCCCTCCCGGGAGGCCCTTGGTCACCCGCAACAACCACAAGCACATCTGCCGGCGGCGTCACTGTAACCGCGTATTCCTGCATCTCGCTGAGCACCAGCGGCTCGCAATCGACCTCGATCGCCAGCGCCCAGGGCTCGGCGGCGTCATCCATCGCACCCTCCCCCACGGCCCACAGTGATCGGCCCGCTGTAGTAGCGGTGGACCGTGCCATCTGGGTATGTCACGTCCACGTCGTAGACCGCAGACGACCATTCCAGCGCCGCGGTAGCCGATGCCGATATCTCGCGCGAGATCGTCCCGGCGCCGGCGAGCTCAAGACCAGAGCCGAGCGCCAGCGTCATCAGCACAGTCCCACCTGGCGCATCGCGGATCTGCATCCGTACCTCGGCGCCAGCCAGGTCAACAGGTGGCTGGTAGATCAGTTGCCCGCCCACAGGCGCAAGGCCAGCGGCTGACAGCAGGTTGATCTCGACGGTGTTGTCGTCGATGGACGCGACCCGGTGAGGCAGTTGCCGAAGTCGAGCGCGGTTCAGCTCGGGCATGCCCTGGACACCATCGATCCAGGCCAGCCACGTGCCAGGCAATCCGTGCCCAGGGATGGTCAGCCGGACGGGAGCGGTCGGCGCGATCTGAGTGATCGGCCGGTAGACCAGGCTCGGTTGCATGATCCGCATCGTGTCGCGGAACGTCGCCCCGCGCTCCACGCGCAGGGGTACACAGGCCGGCGTCATGCGGCTTCTCCTTTGGAGGGATCAAACGTAGGAATAGAAAGCGCTGGGGTCGTTGCGTATAGCGTCGCCGGTGAGAGGGTTGTAGGAGCCCTTGCCCCACGCCTCCATCTCTAACGGGGAAAAGCCACTAACATCCACATCAACCTGACGCGATCCGTGGGGGCCATGCGGGGTGAGAGCCACTCCAGCAAACCGACGGTCTCTACCACGATAGAAAAAAAGGCCTAGAAGCTTGTTTGAGTATCTAAGCACCGGCCACGCAGATTGGTCGCTTATCGTCGACGGACGCCCCGGGAACAGCTCAATTGGCGACGACCAGTCCAATCCTTCCGCATAACTGTCGCCAACATCAGGAGTAAGCAGGTATATATCACCCAAGCTAATAGACTCCGATCCACTCGCGACACTTTGACCAGTGATGCTGTCAGTCCATTGGATAGAACCAGGCCCATTAAGAACCCCGCTCGTAGAAAGCGAGTTGTACAGCGACTCTGAGGACCCGCCGGAAGAAGAGCTCAAGGTGTAGGAAAACGAAATATCTTCGGTCATGCTAAATGAGATGTGATCGCCAGAGATACCTGCCGAGCGCGACATCGTTGACACGATAGAAACTTCGAGCTTTATTAGTTCAAGGGAGCCAGACAATCCATACCACGCTCCAGCAGTTGACCTTGCGCGAAGTGATGCTGAAAACTCTCCGATTAGAACTCTATACACGTGAGGCGCCCACGGATGCCCCGGGTATGGCGGGGGTGGCGGCTCTCCACTGCTTTCATTGAACGGGCCGTCTGGGTCCTCCGGCGTCCCACGCCAAAAGCGGGTATGGGTATTCGGGTCAACATCTGTTCGACTGCTGTCGATAGTCTCGAATTGTATTCGCTCCCAAGGTGCAACCACGGACAGTTCCGCTTGAAAGCTGTTCGCGCCGCTCGCACTCACACGCAACTCAAGCATCCCACCAACACCAATGAATCCACTCCCAGCGGTCTCTTGGTATCTAGCCAGGTAGAGACGGCGTGTTCCGTCGTTATTTACATCCAGAACTTCGAAAGAGATACCGTCCGGCTTGACGGGCAATCCAAGGTCTGACAGAGATATTGCATTGCTACTGACCGTCCCAGAAAACCCTGTAAATCCATCCCGAAACAAACAGCTAGCAGCTATTGTTTCGAGAAAAAAATTGTATTGAACGCTTACGCCGTATCGAATCGTGTAACCACGTATAAATGCAGGCTGTAAGGAAACCCCGCCATAAGCTTCGGACAAATCCGTTCCACGCAAAATCGCTCGGTTTAGCCACTGCTCATCTGGATCATCGGTTTCCACTTCAGGGATAGGCATGCCTACGTCCCAAAGGGCCGTATTATTTGCGAGCCTGACAGGCGGCATCTTCATCGTTCGCCCGCTTGGTAACGTCAATGTCGAATCAACGGCGTTGATTGGCTGTCGTATTAGGCCGTGCCATGGCCACCCCCATACCTGCGGAGCTTCATCGAGCGGGCTATTGGGAAACATCGTTCGCGTACTCCATTACCACTTCTGCGCCTGACGCGTCGGTCATGACGATCTTCTTCACGCTGCGATACCGGAGCCAGGCCAGGCCATCGCTGGTGGGGATTGTCTGCAGTTCGTAGTATTCGCGCTGGCCGGCATCCTCCTCGATCAAGGGGCTAGCAATACCGCCACCACCGCCGATCTGCTTCCCGGCAGGGTTGTAGTCAGCCCGACCGCGCTTTGCATCCAGGGCGCCGCGCGGATCGATTTTCCGCAGCGACCGCGCCTGGCGTTCCGGCTCGATCAGACGGTTGAGCGCGGCGGTCAAGCCCTGGTCACCGCGGCGCTCCGCTTCGACCCGCTGGCCGCCGGCGCGGCGGATCGCTTCGTTCCTCGCGCCGATGCCGCGGCGCTCATCTGATAGAGCCATGCGCTATCTCCTACGCGTTCGGCACATCGCTGAACACAAGCATCGACAGAGTGAGTTCGTCAGCATCGAAATAGACGCGCGCCCACACTTCGCCGTTGAGGTCATTTGCGTTGATCAAGAATCCATACGACTCCTGAACAGCCCACTGCCTGGTTGTGCCAACGATCGACATCCCTCCGGACAATTCACCGGACGTAACTCTGATCTGCAGTTGCTGCCCGCTCGGACCGGCGGTCCTGATATTCAGGTCGAACTGTCGGGATGTGCTGGGATCGATTCCAATTGCTGCAGTGCCGAGCTCGGGAATTGCGAACAGACGGGCCTCAACAAATGAGTGTTGAGGCTCGAGAAGGAACTGGCCGTCGGTGTTGACATGCAGCACCTCGCTCGGAGCGCTGCCACCGCCACTACCCAGTTTCACCCAATCGGCACCGCTCGCGGTGCCCTTCGCAAGGTATAGCGCGCCGTTGTTCGTGTTCACGTAGTGAGCACCGATGCTTGGTGGCGGATCGAGCGGCTCCCCGGCGCCAGACAGGACGTGCGTAACAGTTGCCATCAGTTGTTCTCCATGATCAGGTTGTTGCCTGCGTCGTCGACCAGCGTTGCGCCGGTTTCGTCGACAAGGGTGCCGCCAGACGCCCCGGACTCCAGAGCCTGGATGCGCGCCTGGAGCGTCATGAGGTCGCCAGCGGTTACTGCGGCGTAGATTGCTGTTCCCGCCGGCCAGTTGCCGGCGGCGGTGGCCTCCTGGGCGCGCTCGATCGTCACCACCCCACCAGCGCGCGCGGTTGCTTTCACGATCTCATGCTGAGCGCCGGCATCATCCGCCAGCGTCAGCAGCACCCAGTTACCGCCAGAGAGCGGCAGCAGCGCGGCGGCAGCATCCGGCACCGTCAGGCTCAATTCGCCAGGCGAAAGGCCGGCGCTCAGCGTCGTCTTCCAGTTGTTGATCCAGGCTCTCACCATCGCTACATCTCCAGTACGTCATCAGGCACGGATACCCGGTAGGTGGCCGCGATCTCCGGCGCATGCTCGTCCCGGTAGGTCTCCGGAATGTCGCTTGCGGTCAACGAGAAGCGCCGCGGGAACAACTCAGCGCCGGGATCGCGGTTGCTCCAGTTGCCTGCGAAACCATCCGCCTCATCGTCATACGCGGGACTGCCGTTGCGTCCTCCAAGCTGCGTCGAGAGCTGCCCCCCGCCCGACGGTGGGCTGACGGGATCGGACGAGCCAGCAGGAGGAACAAGGGGGTCTGCTGCGCCGCCCCCGCCTCGCATCACCGCGATAGAGATCGTGGTCAGGGCGCTACCGGATCCGAGGTCGAGCCGGTCGACAATGCGGCGACACTTGCCCACCGCACGCGCGCCCTGATCATCGAGGCGGAGCGTATGTACAAGATCGATCGGCAGGACCATGGACGTCGGCACATCCCAGGTCACGGTCGTGCCGCGGTGCGCAGCAATGAGCGTCGTGGCGCCCTGGGCCAACAAGCAGTTCAGCGCGGACAAACGCCGGTTGCCATCCTTCTCGTCGTCGTGGCCGGTGCTGCCGCCGGTGATCGGGTCGCTTTCCCAGCGCTCGGCCTTGTCCGACTCGATCTCGAACGAGGCACGCTGCCGACCGACAATCGGACCTGTCGCCGCCACGCTCGGCTGAACTTCCATGACCAGCCGGTAGCGCTCTGTGACGGACTGCACCCAGCGCCGGCCAGCTATCCAATTTCCGCCGAGCAGCAGCTCGGTGAAGTCATTTCTCCATGCCGCCGGCGGATTGCAGTAGACGCCCGTGGGCGGCAGTGGATACCAGGTCGCATAGAACAACGTCTGGCCGCTGCTTTCGGTCGCTGAGGTGATCATCTCGACATCCGGTAACTCGGTGTCGTCGCCGCGCCAATTACAGAACCCCGCCTCGCCGACAGCGTTCCCCGTGCCGGGGTGCTGCCAACCATACGAGGCGTTCAACTGCCAGAGCCGGCTGAATCGGTAGTCGCACTCGATCTCGACCCTGTTCGTCTGCGAGCTCAGGTCGGCCAACTCGACCGCAAGCGATCCGTATACCGTAGAGCCTTGGCCGAACTCGTAGGCAGGCGCCACCGAAAGCCATGACGTGACGCGGAGAGCACCATATGGCGAACAGTCCAAGCTCCCGGTTACGCTGGTCAAACGCTCCTGGGCGTAGTCCCATCGTGAGCGCCCATCGACCGGCTCGAACACATCGGCGGACCAGGCGCCGCCGACCAAGGCGTCGACGGCCGCAATCTCCATGGCCTCTACACGCTGCTGCAATTGGTCCGTGCAACTGACGTCCAGGACGCGCCGAACAGGATTCCAGGCTGGCTGTGTAACTCTCCCCGTAAACCGTCGCCCCTGACTCAGTTCACCCGCGGTCTCCGTTGCGTAGTCGATGGTTACGGTTCGACCGATCCAGTCCGTAGGGACAACAGGTCCGTCGCCGAGATAGATCGAAAAGGACGCGACGCCAGCCGCCCCCTCTTCACGATCGACCTCGATCTCCCCGGTCAGGAGCGGCGTAACGTCGTCATCGCCAACGCGCACGATTGGGCGCCATGTGAAAGCGTAGCCAGGGATGATCGGCTCAGGACCAGGCACAGCGGAGTGAGCGGCCGAGTTCAGCTCAGCGCTATTGAGCGGTCCACCGTTAAGCATCAGATTTCCTCAGCGACAATTTGCCAGGTCCGGCTGTTGTTCGAAGAATCAAGCGCTTCAGGAGGGATGGATGCGAAGACGTGGAACAGCGGCCACCACTCGACGCGGTAGAGTTGCGCGCCTGGGATCTCCGACACAGTTACCACCTGGCCGACGGACGACACGTCCGTTCTGACCCACTCACGACCGACCAGCGCCAGCCCCCACGGACTGGCATCGGGGCGAACCTCTCCAGGGATTGTGAATACTCGGTCGACGGCAGTGCGGCCGGAAATGCCAAGCGACGCATTGCATCGCAGCTCCAACGGGTTGTCGAAGTCGAGTCCAAGCATCCCCGTGCCGATCCATCCTGAACCGCTGATGGTGATCGCTGTCTTGCGCCAGTGCGTCATCTGTACTGCCGCACCTCCGCTGAGCCTCAATCGCTCGACGCCGCCATCTACAGCTTGGTACTGACACTGAGGGGCGCCGCCGTGTATCACGATCGGTACGCCCCCCAGCATCACGTTCGGAATGATCATTCCCAACTCCATAAAAAAGCCCGCGCTAGGCGGGCTCGGTCATTTTGGGCGTGTCCGCCCGAACTTCGAGGCGGCCTTGCGTATATCTCGGAGCGTGTCGTGTGTCCCGAAAACGGTGAAACCGGCATCGTCTCCGCCCAGGTTGAGGGTCAGCGAACCCAGGTTTTGCATGGCGGCCGGCGGACTCGCCTGCTGAAGCGCCGCGGTCGGAATCTCGGGTATCTCGGGGAGAGTTCGTTGATACCTCTGCGACATCTGCAGCGACTGCACCGCGTTGAAGATGCGCTCTCCTCCGCGCATCATCATCAACTCCGGCCCACGCTCCCCAACCCAAGCCATGCCAGGGGGAGCGCTCTGCGTACCAGTGGCAAACCCGGGTATCTTGGGGGTGATGCTGGGCACGCCCGGCAAGCCCATCTCCGGAGGCGGAACCAGCGTGATAGGTATCACGAGCTGCTCAGCCAGTCCGGCGGCGATGTCGGCGACCTGCTGCTTCAAGGTCTCCGCGCTTTCGAAGTCCATTCCGAACGATACCTCGACGTTTTGCACAGCCGCGATGCGCTCCTCGAGGTCGGCCAGGTTCAGGCGGTTGACGTCATCCGCAGCCTTGGCATTACCAGCCTCGACCTCTGCGGCCTTGTTGGCGATGCGCTCCACCTCCTTGGCCACGCCTTCGAAGCCGTAGCTGTTCGCGCCAGCGTCCTTCAGTTGCTGAAGGATCTGAAGCGCGCGGCGCGCCTCCTCGATCGCCTTTTGGTTGTTGCCAGCGGTCAGGGCGTTGCGAGCCGAGGCCTGGGCCGCAGTGGCATCACCGAAGGTCTGCGTTCCGGAGGTGGGCGTCGCCTGGATGCCCTTCACCAGATCGGCAAACTCCTTGCGGACATCTGCCTGGCGCGAAAGCGCGTCGTTGAGGTTCTTGGTGGACTGCTCAAGGAGGGCCTTGGTCCGCACAACCTCAGATTGGAGGTCGGCGACATTCTGATCCCGAGCCCGCTTCAGAGCATCGTTCTGTCGCTTCACGATCTGCTCTTGGCGCGCCTTCTCGGCGGCGAGGGTGGCTGTGAGGCTGCCCTCCCCCTTTTTCACCAGCGTATTCGCCGTGTTGATGTTCTTGGCAACATCGTTCAACTGGTTCGCAACCCAGTCGACGACGCCTGTTTCCTTCGCGCGACGTCCCCAGTATTTCTGGGTTTCGGAAAAGATCCGGTTCAGCCCCGCACCAATCTCCGGGGCAAATGACGCCATCTCCTCGCGGAGCTTCGGCAGTTCCTTCCGCAGCGCGATAACGATCTGCTCCGAGGTGAGCTCACCGGCGGCAGCCATCTCGCGAAGCCGGCCGACAGTCACCCCGAAGGAGTCCGCCAGGGCGCCAGCAATGCGATCCGAGGACTCCAGAACGGTATTGAACTCTTCGCCCCGCAGAACACCACTGGCGATGGCCTGGGAGAACTGGGTAATGACCGAGGCCGACTCCTCGGCAGATGCCCCACCGATTTTCAGGCCGAGCGACACCGCCTCTACGGTTTCGAGGGCGGCTCGCTGATCCATGCCCGCATCCCGAAGCGGGCGCTGCAACCGCGAATAAAGGCCGATGAGGTCGCCGACATCGCCCTGGACATCATCAGCGATACGGTCGAGTTCGATCTGCGCGGTGTTGAACTCTTCCTGCGAGCGGGTTGCCAGGCGAAGCCTGGAATCAAGCCGGCCAACAGTGTCGGCCCCGTTCGCAAGCTTCGCCGTTGCAGCGCCTACCGCGGCGGCGAGACCTGCAACCGCCAGTGCCGGGCCGCTCCCGCGGAGAGAGCCGATGCTCGACAGCCGCGAGCCGGCACCAAGCGAGTTGAGTTCGCTCTTGGTCTCCGCGATCTGCTTCTTGAGCGCCCGCTGCGCAACGGCAAGCTCCCTTGTGGATAGCGTTCCGCTGGACCGAAGCAAGCGATATTGCTGGTTCAACTGCCCGATGGCAGCCTGCAGTTCGCGCACCCTGGCTACTCCCAGGGTGCTACGCGCTTGCTCCAAGTTGTAGCGGCGCTGCTCGATCGCGCTCTGCTTGATCGCTGCGGTCTGTTGCCGGAGGCTGGTGGTGGCCGCATCATTCCGGCCAGCCTGGAGGTTTCGATCCAGCTCCCGCTGGAGCCGCTGCCGTTCGGATGTCAGGCTCCTCGTATCCAGCCCGGCCTGCTTCAACTCCCGGCGCATCGCGGAAAGCCGAGCTATCTGGACCGTCTCTGCCCGCTCCAGGCTTCGCAAGTCCGAAATGGAGTCCCGGTAAGCCTGCTGCAATTCGCGGCTCGGCCTGATCGTCGATGCCAGTTCGTTGCCGAGCGTGCGGATCTGCTCGCGCGCCGAGCGCGCCTGGCGTTGCGTGTCCTCAAGGGTGCTTTCGAGAGCAGTGAAATCGTTTAAACGCTTGAGAGGTTGCGCGACTTGCCTGACCAGTTCGGCATATTCCTTGCGGAAACCTGACACCTCGCGCAGCGCATCATCGAGGTCAGCAGTCAGCCGGATCTTTACGTCAGCCATTTCATTCAGCCTTCAGCGCGGTCAAGAACAGCGACCAGGGATATTCAAGGACTTGGTGATGCCCAAGCCTCACCAGAACGCAAATGGCGCGCTCCAAACTCCTCAAGGCTTGTCGCGGAGTTTCGTGAGACGGCCCAGCATTCCGAAAAAATGCGGGTTCACCTCTTTGCATGCATCCAGCAACTTGGCGAGTTGGCTCGGCCGGAGATCGTTAATTTGGCTCTCCGTAACCGATGTCATCAGGCAAAGATCGGACAGCCTGATATCTTCGAAGAGGACATTGCTGACGAGGTCTTGATCACTGACCTCCTGCATTAGCTTCCGAACATCCGAAACACTCAGTTCGCGGACGATCACTTCCACCTCGCCAACTTTCACAACCTTGCTTGCGGTCATCTCGGACATTTCAATCCTCCAGAAAGCACAAACCCCGCCGAAGCGGGGCTGGTTAGAATTTTGGGGTCAGTTCTTATGGCCCGACTGATAGGAGCCTCGCACACATCCATCTCGGTCAAAAGAAACCGTAGTCTGGTCAACATACTTGTCATTCCAGTAGGTGACAGCACCCGCGCCGGCGGTACTGCCGTTGCGGTTCACCTTCCCGTAGATGCTTTCCACATCCTCCCTGGACATTCCAGGGACGACCTTGCCCTGGACCTTGGCCTTGCGAAGGTCACGCTCAGACAACCCTGTGGAACACGTAGGGCTTGGCGACGAACCACCGACGACGGTCACTCCGCTGCCGCCCTGATGGCTACCTCTATAGGTACGGCCTGATGGCTGCTTGGGCTTAGCCATGACAGCCGAAGCACCTGACCCGCTTGGACGCTGGTTGGTGGCGGAGACCACATCGTCCAGGGATTGGTTTTCTGGGCAATTCTGCTGGGTAAAAGTGACTTTTCCGTCAGGGCCGACACACTTGAAGACCGTCGCCGCATGGACAGAACTGACCGCAAGAAGCAAAGCGAGAACGGGGAAAATCCGTTTCATAGCGACTCTCCATAGGAACTGCTTCACACTCTAGCACCGCCGCGCCAACACCAAAACCCAGGGCCTAGTTGGGTTTTGATAGCCCAAATGTCAGATCGGAGTCAGGGATTGCTCGCCCGGCGTCCCTGCCGGGCATGAATGGCGTCACACCGTCGCCAGTTCCTTCTTGATGTTGAAATACTTCGACTTTCCAGCGCCGACCTTAGTCGGGTCCATCAGCACCTTAGCAGTGGCCTCGGCAGCGAGGAAGTCTTCGGTATTGAGCCAGTCCTGTTGGCTCGACGGGTTCAGGCGGCACCGGAAATAGCGCGCCTGGATACGGCGCTGGGTACCGGCTGCGTTCTCACCCTCGAAGAGGCATTCGAACGTCTTGCCGCTGTTGGTCAGCGCTTCGATCACATCAACGGTGGCGGACTTGTAAGTCACCTTGATCGGCGTGGCCGCAGAGATCGCACCCCCTTCAACGATTTCGATACCGGCGCCGGTCATGTTCCAGTCGTCGAACTCTTCGTAGGTCGTGGTGCCGTCATCACTCTTCACGCTGGTGATCTCCAGCGGCATGAAGTCGAGCGCGATCGTGCCTCCTGGAACGGCGGTGTGCGCTTCGTCGGTGTGGGTGGCAGAAGGAACATTGGTGGCGTCCCCCCACACCAAGGCAGCCAGGATGCTGGTCTTGAGCTCGCGGAAGTTGATCGACAAACCGACCGAAGTGATGCGCGAAACGGCATCGTACTCACCGCCCTGCGGGGTGGTGGTATCCGGCAAAGTGATCTCGTTGGTCTCGATGGTCTGCTGGATAGTGGACACCAGGCCAGCGAACTGGAAGGGGGTGGTAGCGCCGGACTCGCGGATCTTGAAGGGTCCGCCGATCACATACGTCTCTTTCTCGATAGCCATATCAGGCCTCCTTCTTGATCACGCCTTCGCGGCGCAGGAATTCAACCTGGTCAGGGCTGACGTTGATCTTGTCGCCGGCCGCCTTCTCCTTGCCCTGGTGCCAATGCACCTTGGCCAGGGTGACCTCGACGGCCTTGTTCAGCGCAGCCGGCGGCGCGGCGTCGACCGCGGCCGGCACCTGGGGATCGCTCTTCATGGGTTACGCCTCGATGATGGTTTTCAGATAGACAGGGATTCGAATCACAGCAGCGGCCACTCCATCACCCGGCGGGTACGGCTCAGGCGCCCCCAACGTCAGCCCGGTAATGCCGCGCTCTCGGGGCAGCCAACGCAGGAAATGCCCCTTGGGGGCAGGCATCAGGCACGCCAGAAGATCTAGCTGCAGGTCCTCCAGAGCCTCCGCATAGTGGTCATACCCGCCGCGCACCGCGCCTACCACGTCGAAGCCGCGATGAAAGCGAACGCCAGCGTCGAGATGCTCCGGCGGCTGCTCCTTGCCCGGCTGAACGACGATCAGCGGAAAGCCCTCATGCCGCTCCTTGACCAGCTCGTTAAACCACCCAGAGAGCACGCGAGTGCCCGCGTCCGTCCGGTATCCCTGGTTTGGCGTGATGGTTTGCAAGCGCGCCAGCAAGGCCAAGCGGCCGATCGTGAGCACGTTCGGCTTCATGCTTCCTCCTCGATCGTTGCTGCCGTCAGCAACCAACCGTCGTTCGCAATGAGCTTTTCGACGAGATAGCGCGACGACCCGATAACGAAGAGGTCGCCACGCGATGCCGTGGGAACATCCTTCGCCAGCCAACTGATCCCAACCTTGTCCGTGATGAAAACCCCATCAGGCCCGTCGTAACTGAGGTTTCGATCGACCTGCAGAGGTATCCCCTTGATCGGGGGGCGACCGATGCCGCGGAACTCGCCCACGGCATCAGATAACCGCTCTTGCCCACGCTCGTGGAGCCGTTGGATCAGCCGGCCAAAACGGCCCGGCGCGCTCATTGTTGGATCAGCATCGCCGACGCGAAGCCGTCAACGGTGGGCTCGGTGATCTTGCCGAACGCCACCGAGTCGGCAGTGGCAGCAGCTACCAGCTCCCCATCGAGCACGCTGCACTTGGCACCCTGGGTCAGGCCAGCGGCAGCAGGCAGGCTCCAGACGCCGCCAGTTTTTCCGGCGAACGGCTCGCCCGCGGCGGCATCTACCAGCGGCACCACCACCAGGTCTCCGATCACCGCAGGTACGCCGGACTGAACGCCGCCAGCGGGCGCAATGAGAGTCAGGACGTTGCCGTCCTCCACATAGTTCTTCGCCATGGTTGATTCTCCTAATGGCAGAAACAGAAAGCCCCGCTAGGTGCGGGGCTCGGGAGTTGGCGCCGATCAGGCACCGTTGGATTTCTGCAGCCCGCGGAAGTCCAGCGGCGCCACGCCAGCGTCGATGCGCACCTTGCTGGCCACGCCGTCGACAGTGAAGCCTTCCTGTTGCTCCAGGTACGGGGTATCGACGCCGTCCAGGTAGGCCACTTCGATGGTGTCAGAGCCTTTCTTGGCAGCCATGTACCAGGCGGTCGCCGAGGCATCGTCCAGGCGCGGCTCGCCGATCACCTGCGCGAATGCGCGAATCGGGTTAACGATGCCGCTATTGACGTCGGCGCCCGGCACGGACTCGGAGTTGATGATCTGGTTGGCCTTGTCCTCGAGTGCCACCGGAGTCAGAACGAAGCCCGGACGGATGTTCAGGGTGCGCCCCTTGCCCTTCTCTACCTGGGCTTTCTGGGTGGCCATCTGGGTCTTGGCCTTGCTCAGGCTGTCGATGGAAAGCGCCGAAGCCGCGCCAGTGAGCAGGTTGCTGTGGTCGGCATGGAACAGGGCCTTGCCATCGCTCATCGCCGGGTTACCGGTCAGAACCGCATAGACCAGGTCGCCGATGGTGGCCTTGGCCGCCTGGCCCAGCTTGAACGGGATATCCGAGAGCATCTGCAGGTCGTCGTTGATGATCGCCTGACGGGTGATGCTGAACAGCTCTCCGTAGGTAGCCAGGATGATCTGCTCGCCGCGCTCGCCAAGGGTGACGTACTTGTACTCGGCGCCCTCACGCACCTGACGCAGCGAGGAAAACTCGCCCAGCCCGACGCGGCGCGCCGGCTTGAAGTCAGTGAGAATGCCGGGCTTGGTCCACAGCGGGAAGGTTTCTTCGGCCTCTTCCCAGCCCGCCAGCACCGACTTGTTGGCGACGTCCAGAAGGATCAGGCCGAAGTCGCTGGAAGTGTGGGTGAAGGCCAAGCCGACCATTTGCGGGGCGTTGAGCGAGGCCACGCCGATCCCGCGATCGACCAGCGAGGCACGGGCCAGTTCGCGGAGCGTCATGCCGTTGTAGGCGTTATCGGCCTGGCGCTCGCCGCGACCGATGCGGGCCAGCACGCTCGCGCGCACCGAGTCGCCCACCAGGTTGCCGTTGCCGGCATGGATGTGGGCGCCAGCGCCAGGGGTGGCGGCCGGCTTGGTATCGGCGCCAATGGCAGCCAGCAGCTTCTCGCGTGCCTGGTCGACGGTGATGGTCATGTCGTTCAGGCAGGTGGCGAGCAGTTCGGCGTGGCCGCTGGCAAACGCGCCGAAGGCAGCAGTGATTGCGCTGCGGCGACCAGATTCCTCGGCGAGGATCCGGGCGCGAATATCGGCCTCGGTTGGGGCGGCGGCCACGGGAGCCGCCGGCGCGGCCGGTGCCGGAGTCGGCGCGGGAGTGTTGGTCGGCGCGGCGGGGGTCTGGGCGCGCGGGGCCAGTAGAGTTTTCAGAGCTTCGGGCATGTGGGCGAACTCCTGCATGCGTTTGGAGGAAAGGTGAGCGGCCGCTTGCAGCGGCTCAGTGAGCTGGTCGGCGAAACCGGCAGCGACGGCCTCTCGGCCATTCATCCAGGTCTCCTCCTTGAGGAGCGCCTTGATGTCGTCGGAGGACTTCCCGGTCTTGTTGGCGTAGGCCATGACCAGGGTGTCCTCGACCTTGTCGAGCAGTTCGGCATAGCGGCGCATGTCGTCCGCATCGCCGCCCTGGATGCCCCAGGGCTTATGCACCATCATCATGGCGTTCTCGGGCATGTAGATGGTGTCGCCGGCCATGGCGATGACCGAGGCCATCGAGGCCGCCAAGCCATCGATGTACACGTCGACGCTGGCCGGGTGGTTGCGCAGCAGGTTATAGATCGCCGTCCCCTCGAAGACATCGCCGCCCGGGGAGTGGATGTGCAGGTTGATCTTGTTCAGGTCGCCCATTGCCTTGAGGTCTCGAGCGAACTGCAGCGCGGTGATGCCCCAGACGCCGATCTCGTCGTACAACAGCACCTCGGCGACGCCGCGACCGGCAGCCTTAATGCTGTACCAGGACTCATGCGGGGCGTTGGCCTCAGTCAACGCCGCCGCCATCGGCAGCATCAGGATTTTATGGATCAGGGTTTGATGGCTGCCCATCGGCGCCTCCATTGTTGCTCTCGTTGGGGAAATCCGGCCCAGGCACGGGTAGGCCGGCGCCGTATCTGTTGACGAGCCCGCGAGCCTCGTCGGCGGTAAGCATCTTCCCGACGCCCAGGTACACCTTCTGCACCGCCTCAACCGGGTCCATCCCCGGACTTGACCAGTTGGTGGTAGGCATCCGAACTGAAGACCAGGCCGGCTGCCCGGTTCGCCTTGATCTCCGTCTCACGCGACTTCTTCAGCTCGCGCGGATCTCGACCACGAGCGCGGGCAACTTCCGCCTCATCGGCGAAGCCGGCCTTGACCAGCAACTCCCATGCGTTGGCCTCATGCATCGGGTTAATCCATGGCATGACCGGCCCCTGGTAGACCGCCGCGTAGAGAGTGCGGTGATCAACGTCGGCGGGCAGGCGCTCCTTCCGAGCCAACAGGTACATCTGCAGCCAGGACCGATAGACAGGCCGGCACCAGTAGTCGATGAACTCGTGCTGCAACAGGTCGTAGCCCAGCCAGCCCTCGACCAGTTCCTGGCGCTGTGCCGAGTAGGTGCCGTCGTAGGCCCTGGACACCGAGGAGTAGGTGCTGCGAGTGCCAGCGCCGATCATCCGCAGTTGGCCGTTGCGGAAACCTTCAAGGAAGGGGTTCGGCCGGTTGCTCTCGATCATCCCGACGTCTTCACCTGGCTCGAGGTCGTCGAAGACCATGCCGGGGGCGATGGGGATCGTTCGGTTCTTCCGGTCCTTCCCGGGCTCCACCGTGTAGCTGTCGGGGTTGCCCTTCTTGATATACATCGCCAGGGCAGCACTGATGCGCGCCGCCACCCGCTCGCTCTCCTCGTAGTCCTTCAAGTCGGCAAGGCGGATCAGCACTGCGTGCAACATCGGCACGCCTCGGTTCTGGCCGATCCGCTTGCGGTAGGCGATGTGGATGATCCGTTCCGCTTCGACGCGCTTCACCGCCAGGCTGCCGCCCAGCGTCTGCAGGTTGCCGGGGTGATCCTTGAGCAGGTGATAGGCCCTTTTCCGGCGCCAGGTGTCACGCTCGATACCCTGGACAATGCCTTTCGACAGGTTGTTGTAGCTGAAGGGCAAGTAGTCGGGCTCCAGCAGCTCCAGGGCAAAAGGCACCGACGTGGCGAACGTGTAGTTCGGGACTCGGCCCATCAACTTCTGCGCCAAGCCCTCGCCATCGCGCAACCAAGTGCGGCACATCAGCCGCTCTACCTGGGGCCGCGTCAGCTCACCAGAGGTCTCCGGCGAGAGTGACCACTCGGCCCACGCACTGCGGATTTCCATGGCCAACTCGGCATGCACCGAGCCATCCAGGCGCAGCGGCAGCGGTTCCACGCCGATGCCACTACCGCCCACCACCCTCTCCTCTAGGCGATCGAGCAAGCCGGTAACCAGATCGTGATCTTCGTCCAGTTTCCGGCACTGCTCTCGCATGGAGACCGCAGACTTCTGTAGCGAGGTGTCGGCGCCCAGCGGTTGACGCTTGGCCTTGTGGGTTCGCCCTGGCCTGGCAGCCTCATACGCCTGGATTGCCTCGCGGGCGGCCAGGCGCCGAGCCACCAGGTCGGGGGCCCAGGGTTTCAGTAGACGATCGATCAGGTTCATCAGCAGAACTCCGCCAGCGCCGGGCCTGGACGGCGACCGGCGGCGCGGTCCCGATCTGCCGCCGCGCGGCGCTCCCACTCCCGGCGTCCGGCGCGGATCTTCTCGATATCCTCCATGGTGTGGGTGCGTCCGTTGAAGATCACCGTCCGCCCTTCCAGCACGGCGGCCTCGGCCTCCAGGTATTTGTCGAGCATCTGCTGCGCTGTCAGAGCCATGGTCCGCTTCCAGTGTTGAGCCAGCCCTGAGAGGTGCTGGCATGGTTTTCGTTCGAGGGTTGCTGTTGGGCGACCTGCTCCGGCACGGGATCAACGCGCGCTCGCTCAAGTTGGTCGAGATCGAGGCCGAAGCGCTGCTGGCTGATGCGCAGCGCGGCAAGGGCGTACACGAAGCAATCCAGCGCCTCGTTTCGGCGCCCGCCGGAATCCCAGCGCAGGACGCGGACACCCTTCGCCATCACCGGCTTCTTCTTCTCGGCAGTGATCTGCTTCAGTTCGTCCTCGTCACAGATGTCGCTGTCGATCGGGAAGTGCACACAGCCAGGGGTCGGTTGCCACGGAATGGGTACATCAATACGCAGACGGCTGTAGATCAGCTCCTTCGCGTTGTCGGTGCCCAGTTCGGTCTTGTAGACCTTGCGCTTGCGTCGCTTCGGGAAGTTGGCGATTGGCTTGCCGTATGTACTGGCTCCGAAGGTCGGAACCACCCAGTGCACGCCATGCTTGACGCTCTCGGCCTCTACCTCATCGGCATAGTGGCCGCCGGCATCCCAGCACCAACGCTCGACACGCATTGGAACGCCGTCAGCCCGAGTGAACTGCCGGTGGATCTCCAAGCCGACCTTACGCCGTAATTCCTCACTGGCCGGATCGCCGGTCAGAATGAAACGGTGAACAAGCCATGCCTCCTCGCCAAGACCGAAAGCCCAAACGCGGCCCTCGTAGCGGTCATCCTGGGTGTCGATTCCACCCATCAGGACAAGCGCTTGCGGCGGCACCTTCGGGTAGTTCTCGCGGCGGGCATAGAGCGTCTGCCACTCCACGCGGTCGCCCTGCTCCTCTTCCCACACCTCGCCGCGCGTGGTGTTGATGAAGGTAATCAGCTTCTCGCGGTCGCCCTTGACCTTGAGCCACTCGTCAACCAACGACACCCAGGTCGTCCAGGTGCTGTAGATCGCCCAGCAGTAGAAGCTGACCGAGCGCGGCGTGCGGATCGGCTCGTTGTCTGGGCCGAACCAGTCGATGCTGTCGCGCGTCCAGATGCCGGTCTCGTCGCAGATCCAGCGGCCTTTAGCCTGGGCCACCACCATGTCGCGGTGTTCAAAACAGGCTGCACAGTGCTCGCAGACGTACCAGGCGCGCTCGGCCTCACCCAGCTCGTTCTTTTCCCACTTCAGGCCGAACTCACAATCCTTTCCGCCAAACTTCAGGTGCTGCTCCCGCTGACAGTGAGGGCAAGCAATATGCAGGCGCAGCCGGTGCGGAGACTCTTCCGCCGCCTTAGTGATCTGGCAACTGCCAGCGACCCCAGGCGTAGACCCCCGGATAGACTTCGGGTAGACCGCACCGTCCAGGCGCTTGTCACCTAGGAATGTCGGCGAACCTTCGCCCTCGACGTCGGCGTCGAACTTCGACAGTTCGTCGTAGATCACCTCGTCGGGCGACTTCTCCCGGTAGTTCCGGGAGGCCTTGCCACCGCGGATCCAGAGGTTGCGGCGGTTCGCGAACACCTTGTTGTCCAAGGTGTTGTCGCTGTGCTTCCGACCGAACCAGGGCGCCAGTTCCAGCATGACCGGCACGTCGCGGATCAGGCCATTGACGTGGCTCTTGCTGATGTCCTCGGCGTCCGGGTCGGTCGGACTCCACATCATCACGTTGCGGCGCTTGTGCTGGATCTTGTAGCCGATGTTGGCCAGCAACAGCTTCGTATAACCGATCCGGGCCGACTTCACGAAGTTGACCACTCGAATCAGGTCGTTGCCCATCGCGTTCAGGATCGCGATCTGGAAGGGTGCAGTCTTCCAGCGGCCCTCGTTGTAAGAGGACTCGGCCGACATGTAGAAATGCTTGTCGGCCCACTCCACCGCCGTCATCGGCGGCTCTTTGAACATTCCCTGCAAACCCAGCTTGACCGCAGTGCGCAGATCACTGATCCAGGGTTGCAAGGTACTCATCAAGGATTCCCGGGATGTCGTCGCTGAACTCAGCGGAAAGGTTTCGCGCCAAGGCGATCTCCCGCTCGAAGGACTCCATCACCAAGGGATCAGCATCCGGGTGGCGGCGACTGACCGTTTTGCAGACGGTCTCCAGCGCCGAGCCAATCTTGGCGGCGATCTTCGCCAAGGCGAAAGTGGCGAACGGGACCGGGACCAGGAGCTTGTCCTGGATCTGGTTCTTCTGCTCTTGGGCGTAGGCCTGGGCCTTGGTGAGCCGGAGTCGCTCCTGTGTCAGCTTGGCTTCAGCGTAGGGATCGAGACCTTCCGGTAGCTCCCCCTCAGGTTGTTGTTTCCGAGCGGCGTGCTGGATGCGGTTTTCGACCACATCCGCCACCGTGTAGAAGGCCTCTCGACCTATTCGCTCGATTGGTTGAACGCCCCATTTATCAAAGGCTTGCGGAGAAATCCCGAGGCTCGCGGCCATCTCGGACTTGTTCAACCATCCGCGCTGTTTGGTTGTTTCGTTTTTGCTCATGACTAAACAACAACCAACCTCCGAAAAATGGTCATACATATTTGGCGCGCGGGGCTCGAATTACCCTCTGACGGGGGCACCCCGGGGAGGACCCGCGACGCACCACTTTGGTGCATCAGTCAGCGCCTCGCAGCGAACCGAGCAGCAACGCCGCGCATCGCCACCTCGAACTCGCGTGGCAGGTTCTCGTCGGCGTACTGCTGCGCGATCTCGAAGAAGCTCAGCCGGCGGCGGTACGAAGGGCGAGACACGAAGGCCATGATGACCGAGACAGCATCCCGGCCTCGGCCTGTGCGCTCGGCAATGCCTATGGGCTGGCCCTTACGGGTCATGACGAAGTAGCGGCGAGCATTACCCTTCGCCCTGCTCCGTCTGCTATCGGTCGCGTTCGCGTTGTACCCGGCCTGGCTGAAGCCGCGGATGCCGCTCAATGCCTTGGTGACCTGGCCACGCCTGATGTTCCCGTAGCGATCCAGGTCCGCGCCGGCGCCGGGCACCACGTACTTGCCTTCGGGCAGTATCCCCTTGGCCCTGAGCTGAAGTTCGGCCGGCTTGTTCCGACGCGGGCCACCGTAGACCTCGGGGGCAATCCACACCGATGCAGGCTGCGCACCGTCCGCTTCGTCCTTGAACCAAACCCGCGCTTCCAGCCGGTCTTTCCTGGCTGGCACCATGCGCAGGCTGTTCAGGGTGTACGGGGTCGGGCGGTCGAACACGACACGCATCTCATCGCGCAATCGATCCATCAGGCCCTGCGCGGTCCGCGTAAGCGCAGTGGCTGTCGCGTAAGGAATCTGCCGCTGCTCAAGTTCAGTCAGGTCGGCGAGCTGCTGCTGGAACCCTTCCGGCTTGATGCTGATCATCTTCTGCAATACCTCGGAAGGCCTGCGATGTGCTTACGCAGCGCCTCAATCATCAGTTCGCGTCGCTCGACTCCGGCTCGGAGATCAGAAACAACTTGTCCATCAGCGGCAGCAAGGACGGCTCTTCCTGCATCAGCGCTGCCGGAGGCTCCGGGAGCCGGGTGCATTCCGTCTGCGGGGCAGCGGGCTTTGACGTACACGACGCGAGCACCAGTGCCGATAGCATCGCGGCGCAATTGGTTTTCTTCATGGGAGGCCTGTAGTGCTGCTTGGTAGGTTCGGGCCAGGGCATCGGTCTGGACCTGCGCCTGGGTGTCGCGCTGGGCCTGCTGGGCCATGGCGGTGATCGTCTCAGCGGATTGCTCGACGGCGGCCTTCAGGTCATCACGCTGAGCAGTAACGTGATCGAGGCGCCAGAACACCAGCGCGGCTACCAGAGCGACCACCAACCATGGAGACCATTTCATCATGCAGCTCCACACCACCCGCGCCCGTTCGCGACTCTTGCAACCTGGGAAGCGCTGATACCGAAGCGACGAGCGAGTTCTGCCTTGTTCCCGGGCCTTCCTGCCGTACCCCGCCAAAACTCGTTTCGGATCTGCTCTACATCCTGCGCAGATAAGCGAGCCGAAGGATTACGCCCTCCCTCAAGAATCGTTCCATGAACGCGGCGGTGATCGGAGTTCTCCTGATATGTCGCCCATACCAGATTGTCTGCCCGGTTGTTTGTCGGGTCCGGGTCAGGGAAATGGGCGGCACAGCCCTTTCCTGCCGGCGGCTCGCCGTGGAAAGCGAGACATACCAGGCGGTGAACGCCAAACCACTTGCGAACTCCATTAAGCCTTAGCCCGACCTGCAAATGCCCATACCTGCCTTTGGGGTGGGCTTTAATGGGCCCGCCCTTTCGGCGTACGCGGCCCCATCGGCCACTTTCCAGCTCTCGATCAAGAGCACGGATGTTTCCCAGGGAAGATGCCTGATAGATACCTTCCCAACCCGGGATGTCACGCCAGACCTCCATCAGTCACCTCCAAGCGCTTGACGAGCCATTGCCAGCCGGGCGTTGCGATCCTCAGCCCCGGTGAACGATCCGTTTATGCGGAGAGTAATCTTCTCGAAACGGCCTTGGTCAGCCAGGTCGTTTAAACCCCGCGACTTCCACCACCACCCCGCGGCGATTGCTGCCCAGGTCCGTTGCTCCAGCAGTTCCGGTTGCGCTACCAGTGGCAGCGCCAGGGCGCGGGCGGCTTCGGCGTAGTTGTCGTGGCCCGTAATCATGATCAGGCCGCGCCCCCGGTATCGATACCCATCGCCCGTATCCGGTGAGCCGTTGCCCATCCGGTTTGCGTAGACGCGGTTCGCGATGCGCTCAGGCTGGCGTGCGTACTGCTTCGCCTCTGCCGCCGCGAACCGCTTCGGCCAGGTCTTGAGCAGCCCCTCGGCGGAGTAGTTCAGATTTTCCACCAGGCGCTTGAGGCTCTGGCTTTCGTGCCCGACCTGAGCCAGGAACATCGCCACCCGCTCAGCCGTGTTGATCTCGAACCGAGCCATGGCGCCGTTGATGTGCTCGACCCAAGTCGAGGCAGTAGCGGCACCGCAGCCGGTAGCGCGGTCGAGTTGATCGGCGGTGATCTTCATTCGCCAGCCCCCCGGCGCGGAAACTTCCAGTCGGCGATCCGATCAGCGAACTCGGCGATCTTCTTCACACCCAGGAAACCGGTGAACACCCCGGCAGCAGTAGCCATGTTCTGCGGAAGGCCAAACCACTCAAGGACAGGAATCAGGCCCAAGGTGATCAGGGTGCAGAGCGTTGCCTCGAGCAGCGCCTGGCGCCGCGTTCCACCGCCGTAGATCACCCGGGTCAGCGCGACCACAAAGGACAGGCCGGCGGCGTACAGCTGCGGATAGTGCGCAGACAGCCACGCCAGCAGCGCAGCCCACGTGATGGGGTCTTTGTCGGGCATTTTCATGGTCTCGAATCCCCTCGGCGGGGCGGAAATGAAAAAGCCCAGCGCGAGGGCTGGGCCAGGAATGGGTGCGGGTCTTTCCCCGCAGTCCGAACAGGCCGCCCCGCGGAGTCGAGGTCATGAGGCGCCTGTTCTGCCGGTGTTTTCCCGTAACACTGCACCGCCGGCTGACAGTGTCCAGGCCCCGTTAGGCCGCCCTGGCTGCGGTTTGCTGCCGCTACGCAGAAACAAAAAGCCCCGCACGACGGCGGGGCTTATGTGGAGTCTGAAATTAGTTTTTGTGGCCTGATTGGTACGAACCTTGGACACACCCGTTTCGGTCAAACGATACGGTGGTTTGATCGACGTACTTGTCATTCCAGTATGTGACAGCACCCGCGCCGCCTGTGCTGCCGTTCCGGTTCACCTTCCCATAGATGCTTTCCACATCCTCCCTGGACATGCCGGGAACCACCTTTCCTTGTACTTTGGCCTTGCGCAGGTCCCGCTCGGACAGGCCAGTCGAGCAGGTAACACTTGGCCCCGACCCTCCAACAACTGTCACGCCACCACCCGCTACTCCTGATGCCTGAGTGCCGCCTCGATAGGTTCGCCCTGCCGACGGCTTGGGTTTTGCCATCACCGCCGAAGCGCCGGTACCGCTCGGGCGCTGGTTCGTGGCTGACACAACATCGTCCAGCGCCTGATTGGCCGGGCAGTTCTGTTGCGTGAACGTGACCTTTCCGTCTGGTCCAACGCACTTGAAGACCGTCGCGGCCTGGGAAGAACAGGCGACCATTGCTAAAGCGAGAACGGGAAAAATCCGTTTCATGGGGTAATTCTCCGTAGGAACTACCTCACACTTTAGCACCAGACAACAGGCTCTAGAACGCTGGAAGGCAACAGAACATGACAGAAGGAAAGGCAACAAAAAACCCGGCGCGGAGGCCGGGTTTCGGTGTCGATCTGGCTTAGCGCGCACGGATCAACAGATGTGGGTAAATTACGCCCATCCGATCACATCCGTCAAGCCACATCGAGCAGTTTCTCCCGATCCAGTATTTCAGTCACATGCACCAGAGCCTCCTCCTCAAGCTGCTCGAGTTGCTTGCGGATATCACGGCGCCACCTGTTGCGGGTTGAGTCAGGACGAGCCTCGGTATCCCACTGGTTCATGTCGTAATACTCATCGGATAGGATCAGCACATCGGTGGAGCGCTTTCCCTCCTTCCCCTTCATCTTCGGAATTGCCCAGGCGGAGACGGCCCTGGTCAAGAACAGGTGCGGCGCCGGAGTCTGGATGCGCGGAACCAAGCGCCCTATCGCCTGAAGTCGACGGCCGTTATTCGTCGAGTAGCGAGCATGCAGCACGTCCCACTCGCCCGGCGAAAGCTCCCGGTGCAGCAGGGCGTGCAGAATGCAATCGAACTCGAACTGGTCCTGAGCAGAAAGCAGAGCCCGAAAGCCGCCGTCGACCTTTCTGTCGATAAGCCTCTGCCAGCTCTGTTTCGCCGTGTTGTCGATGGCATCGGCCGACAGAACGCGAACGATCGCCGGCATCACATCGCGGTATACCCCAGTCATGCAGCCCCCTTCGGCGTGCCGTTCAGGCCGAACAGATCACGCAGCAGCGTTTCCGCAGCGGCACCCTTCGCATTGCCGTCCTGCAGCCAGAGCCGGCCATAGTCGTGAAATCCCAGCGCGCCGCGATCACCGTGCCAGTTGGCGATCATGACCACCAGGGCAGCAAGGGCGGCTGCGCCCCCGATCTTCGCCTGGGCCAGTTCCCGACCCGCCAGTTTGAGGAACTCGCGCTCCACCCGCGTCATCGCCTTGCGAGGCGCCATCGCTTGTACATTGCTCATTGGTTCCTCCATCTTTAGAGAACCTGAAAAGTGCTTTCAGCCGCCGTATCGCGGCTGTTCCCGGTGTTTTGTTGCGCAGCGCATCCCGGCTCTGTCTCACCGTGAATCGCAGTGAAGCCGTGCCGATCAAGGTGCGCATGCCAGCGTTCCAGGGCCTCGCGCTTGCGCTCCCGCGCCTGGGTCTGGATGTACGCCGCTAGCACACCGCGCAGGACGTGGTTCAGCAGCATTTCCCCGATCAGGTGGTCGATGCCGATCTCCGTCCAGCAGGTACGCGCCAGCTTGCGCAGGTCGTGGCTAGTCCAGTCGCCGGCACTCAGGTCACTGAAGATCAGCGTCGCCTGGTTCGCGGATATCGACTGCCCGCGCGTGCCGGGGAACAGGAACACCGAGTCGACGCCGCGCGCCTGCTGATGCGCTCGATGGGCACGCAACAACGACAGCACCTGATCGGTGAGCGGCAACTGGTGCTCGGTTCGCGTCTTGGTCACGTCGGCGGGGATGGTCCAGACCGCATCCACCAGGGCGAAGTCGCGCCAGCGGGCCGTCCTAGTCTCCCCAAGGCGGGTGCCGTGGCAGAGCATCAGCAACGCCAGCATCGTGACTTCCGGCTGCTCCCGGTAGCTCGCCTGCAGGTTGGCCAGCAGCAGCGAAAGCCCCTCCGGCCGCAGGCGCGCCGAGCGCGGCAGTATCTTGCTGCGCACAAAGTCAGTGAACCTCATCGAGCCCATCGGGTTGGCGGTGATCAGGTCCAGCCGGTGGGCCTGGCGCAGTGCTGCCATCAGCACGCCGTAGGCCTGGCGCACGTAGCCAACGCTGAATTCCTCCTGCAGCGGCCAGAACAGCAACCGGTCGAGCGTCGCCTTATCGGCGTTCGCCACCCGCACCCCGCGCAGCCGCGGCACCAGGTGGCGCCGGATCATCGACTTGACCGACGCTTTGCGCTTGGCTGACAGCGCGCGATTGCGCAACTGCCGCTCCAACTGCCACTCCAGCACCTGGTCCAGGGTTTCCAAGCCGCCGGCCACGCTCGACGCTGCCGGATCGGCCGTCAGCCGGGCGATCACCTCGGGTAGCACAGCGACCAGGGCCGAGAACGTCAGCGCCGGGTAACTGCCGACCTTGCGCCAAGTGCCGTCGAGCACCACGAACCACGATCCCACCGCACGGTCACGGTGGAAGCGGAACCGCAGCGCAGGGTGCCGAGGATCACGCAGCGTCACCACCTGCCCGGCAGCCTGGCGGCGGATCTCCGCGTCCGAGAGGCGGACCTGTAAGGTATGCAGGGTCATGCCGCGCTCTCCTTGCCGTAGCGGCGGCCCTTGAACGGGCGGCCCATCTCCACCTCTTCCTCGCTGACCTCGCGGTATCCGGTCAGGGTGCCGAACCTGCCGAACTGCCCCTCCTGCTGCAGGTGGCACTTGCCTGGCGGCGCGTGCCGGCACTTGGTCATCAGAATCTCGGTGATGCCGTTCTGGCCGGCCTCGCTGTCCATGTCCCGGTGGACCATCAGGATGCAACTGGCGTCAGCCTCAATCTCCCCCGAATCGCGCAGGTCACTCGACTGCGGGCGCTTCCCGGGCCGCTTGGTCGAGTCGCGGTTGAGCTGCGCCAGTTCGATGACCGGCACGCCGAGCTCCTTGGCTAGCCGCAGCAGAGCCTTGTTGGTCCTGCCCACCTCCTCGCTGCGCGTGCGCCCCTTCGCCTCCGGCGGAATCAGACCCAAGTAGTCGACGACGATGCCGGCCAGACCGTGCTCACGCTTGACACGCCGCGCGATGCTGCGGATCTGGCTGGCGGTCACATTGGGATCGTCGCAGATGAACAGGGGCGCCCCCTTGGCCTTGGCCACCGCCGACGTGATGCGCGGCCAGTCGTCGTCACCCAACTGCTGCGGATCGTCCAGGCGCTTCAGGTCCACTCCGCCCAGCGAGGCGATGGCGCGCACCCCCAACTCCTCCTCGGGCATTTCCAGGGAGAACACCAGCCATGGCTCCCCTGCCTCGCAGGCGTTGTGCTGGGCAATCTGCAGGGCAAGTGTGGTCTTGCCACTACCGGGAAGGCCGGCGATAACGGTGATCTTGCGAGGGCGGATGCCGCGTACCAGCTTGTCGAGATCGACCAGGCCAGTACCTGGCCACTGCGGCGCGCGGCCGTTGAACTTGTCGTCGATGACGTCGACAACCTTGAGCATCACCTCGTCGAGCCGCTTGTACTTCGGCGCCTCGTCCTCAAGGTCGCGCAGGTCCGCCATCGCCTGCTGCGCGCCGGCGATGATCTCCGGCAGCGGTCGGTCATCAGTGGCCGAGGCCTTCACCGACTCCGCAGCAGCGATCAGGCGGCGCAGGATGGCGCGCTCCCGGACGTGCCGGGCGTACTCCTTCCAGTTCGCGATCGAGGGAACGGTGCGGGCGATCTCGCCGGCGTATGGAATGATCTTCGCGCCGCCGGGAAGCGTGTCACGGATGATGCCGACGGTGAGCGGATCAACCGGCACCCCCTCCTCGTAACAAGCCTTGATCGCCTCGAACAGCGCAGCGTTGTCCTCGAAGTAGAAATCGCTGACGGTCACGCTACCGATGGCGTCCTCGAGCAGTGCCTGGTCATCCTGCAGGCCGGCTTGCAGGATGGCGCCAAGCACCCCATGCTCCGCCTCCAGGCTGTAGAGCTCCCGGCTCATGCGCTTACCCCGCGGCGAGCAGAGCCCCAGGTGAAGCGCACGGCGCGGCCACCCTGGCGCAGTCGATCCAGCGCGCGCTCGCCGATGAAGTCGCGCAGCGTCGGCGCACCAGGCATGGCCAGGCTATCGTCAGCCGGCAGGTTCGAGATCAGGATCGTCGGGACCACCTGCTGGTAGCGCTGATCGATCACCTCATGCAGCAGGCCTCGCTCGTACTCCGTACCACCCTGGGCGCCGACCTCATCGATGACCAGCAGGTCAAAGCCCACCAGTTCGGCGAGCACATCGCGCTCGGTGTACTGAGCATTCCGCGCCATCGCCCCCTTGGCGACCCGGATGACCTGCGCGGCACTGACGATCACGGCCTGGGCGCCATGCGCGCGAATCACGTGCTGCACGATGGCACTGCCCAGGTGCGTTTTGCCGGTACCGACGTTGCCCATCAGCAGCAGCGAACGGCCAGCCTCGTAGTGCCCCGGAAACTGCTCGGCGAAGTCGCGGCAGCGAGCCAAGACGCCGGCCATCTGCACGTCGTCCCCAGTCTCGTAGTTCTCCAACGTGGCATTGCGAAAGCGCGGAGTGATGCCGGATCCGATCAGCAGAGCGTTCAGCGTGCGTTGCTGTTGGACCTGCAAGGCTTGCTGGTACTGCTCACTGTCGACGGGGGCCGTGCGCAAGGCAGAGAAGTGGCAGGCCGGACAGCCGCCGGCAAGAGTACCGCCGCCGAACTGCTCCACACTGACCTCGGTGTAGCGACCGTGCTGTGCGCACTCGGCGTCATTGTCGGGGCCCTGGGTACGCTCCGGGGCGCGGACGAAGTTAGAAATTTGGGCCATGTTCAGGCTCCTCTTGGTACTGATCGCGGGTATGCGTGGGCAGATTGGTGAAGTTCGAGGGCTTGGTCGCCGGCGGGCGCTCCACCTTGTCGGGGAACAGCCCCTGCCAACCGTTGGCAACGCTCTTGAGCACCACCGCATCCGGGTTGGGGTGGCGGGCCAACTGTTCGGCCTGCTGCCGGCAGGCTGTCGGGGTCAGTGGCTTGCGGATCTCCTTGCGTAGCTGAACCCACTTCGCCCACACCTCGGTGCTGACGTTGTCCGGCTTGGCGGTCATGGGGTCAAAGGCAGGGTCACGCTTCTTGCGCACAGACTTCGATGGCGACTGACCCTGTCCGCCCGCCGCGCTAGCGGCATCCCCCTCAGGGGGTAAGGGGGGATCTTTTAAATATCCCTCTCCCTCTCCCTGTCCCTGTCCCTCTCTTAGCCGTAGCGGTTGCGTTTCAGGTGACGGCCCTGAAACGCGTACAGGTGCGTTACTGGAAACGCCTCGGTGAATGTTCAATTCTGCGTCTTGCAACGCGGCTCGAAGCGTTTCCATCGGCGTGTTGTGGGGGTAGGTGAACCCGAGTTCACGCAACTGATCGCGCAGCCGCTTGTGCTCTTCGCGGTGCCGGCGAAGACGCTCAGTTTCGTTGCCCCTGCGCTCGCGATAGGCAACACGCTCCTCCCATGCCGCAAGGGCTTTTTCGGCGATGACAGGGTGATACAGGCGATCGTCGCTACACAGTTGCCACCCGCGCAGCGCCATGCCCTTCACCTTCCGCCAACGCGCACCGGCCCCTGAAAGATGAGCGAGCACCCGATCATCGTTCGGAAGCGAAGCGGCCGGGACCTGCAGCCAGGCTTTGCACCACAGGGAAAGCGCTGCTTTGAACTCGTCGCCGCTGGTGAGCGCGAACAAGTCACTGTCGAGCAACCGGACAACATCGAGCGGCATGAACGGAAGGCCGCGCAAGTCGACCTCCACCGGCACCAGCGGAGCGGCTGGCACTGCATCACTCATATATCGAGCTCCTCGGTAACGCGCTTCACGAAGTCGTCGTATCCCTCGGCCATGAGGAATCCTTGATCTTCAAGCGCACCGCGGCATGCCTTGGCGTGGCCATAAAGAACCCAACGCTCACGCTCAGGTAGTTCGCGGAATTGACGGTAGGACGGCCAGGGCCCGGCGATCACCGGGCGGCCGTTGGGGCTGGTGGTGATCCGGCCCGGTTTCGGTTGTGTGGTCATTGGATGGTCTCCCCGGTGTACTTGGCCTGCGTGAACCGGCCGTCCCAGGTGGCTTTCATGACCAGCTTTTGCTGCATGTAGAGTTGGTGCAGGCGCTGGGCGCCGGCCAGCAGCAACTGCAGGTCGTACTTGATGAAGGAGTCACCGCCCTCGGGGGCGATTTTGCGCGGGCGCTCGGTGAGGTACTTGTCGCGGACACGGCTGGCGACGCGATACCGCGGTGCGCCCTCCTCTTCGCGCTGCTCATTGAAGAGCCAGCCGAGTTGGCACAGGGTGCTGTTTACCTTGGCGCAGTTCACCCCGTTCAGGCGCTTGCAGAACTGAGTAGGCGTCTCGCCTACCATGAACAGCGATTCAAGGCTGGAGATGGTCTCGGCCTGGTGCTGATTCTCCAGTTGCAGGACGGCGTTCTGTTCCTCCAGGTCAGCAGCCAGCCGCAGGGCCTCGGCTCGGGTACGCGGGATCTGGTAATCGCGACCGGTACGCTCAGCCTCAAGCTGCTGCCAGCGGTCGATCACTCGGGCACGATGCTCATCGCTGTAACCAGCAACGACCAGGTGAGTATCCCTCTCGATCAGGTCATACACAGCGATCGGACGGCCACCGGTGGACTCCCGGCGAGTTTTACGACTTGATCGTAAAAGCCCCTTGTCGAAGAGACGTTCGATGGTCGTGACAACGTCGTTGTGGCGAGCCTCGACAAGATCCGCGATCTCGCGGCTGGTCATGGTGGCGGCCTGGCCGCCAATTGAGGTCAGGCCAGTCATGTCGAAGCCCTCTCAATCTCGGCATCTATTGCATCGGCTACGCCTGCATCCAGGTAATGGTTCACCCGATCTACCAGGGCCTGGTCTTCCACCCGGTCTAGACTGCTTCCGGCAAACTGGGCAGACGCTTTGAGCCAGTTGAATATCTCGCTCATGAATCCCGCGAACTGGCCGCGTTTGACAGTTTCCTCTCGCTCATCCAAAGGCGCCTTGGCGATCAGATCGCGGACCATGCTCCTGAGCACCTCGGCGGCCATCCAGTCGTCCACATCCCGGACATACTTCAGATAGATGTGCGCGATACTCTTGCCGGCCTCGAGACCGGTGAGGTAGCTACCAGTCAAAGGAACATCCCACATTGAGTAGCGACCATGGTCCTTGCCTACGAAGGGCAAGCGCTGCCAAGTTTCCTTGGCGCGCGGGTGGAGAGATATCCCCTGTGGCTTCTTGCCTCGACGAGGGCGTTTTGCATCAGACACAGAGCTCATGCCGGCACCTCCATCTCGGTCAGCAGTTGGATCAAGTCTTCGCCAGCCAACCTGGCGATGGTGATAATCGACAGATGGATCGCATCCACCTGCTCGGCGGTCAGGCGCGGGCCCAGCTCGAAACCCTCGAAAGCCAAGTCTTCGCGAACTGCGGTAGCCAAGTCCTGGATGGCGCCGATATAGCTGTAGAGCTGGTCACCGAGCGCTTTCGCTCCGATGCGGCTAGTCATTGGCCACCTCCCCACCCTCCAAGGCGGCACGGACCAGGGCAGTGGCTGTCTCGGCCGCATGAAGAAGTAGGGCTACGCGACGACTAACACTCGGCTCGTCGAGGATGTCGAGGAGCCCGCCTTGAATCGCGTCGAGCAGGCCGACTGCGCTGTCCAGTGCGAGGTCGGCATCAATGTCATCCATCACGCACAGGACATTCGCTTTCTGATCTCCCTTCGAAAGATCAACCGGCGCAGTCGCCCGGAAGCTGATACCCATCGTGGCCCTCATTGCTGAGCCTCCTTCTGCCGATCGATTCGAGCAGAACAGACCTGTTCGAACTCCGCCAACTGGTAGATGGCACCGCCAACCTCCTCCAAGAACCATCCGAGACGCTCGGCGGTCTCCTGATCGAGCTCGCCTTCTGCACTGGTAAGCGCCAGCAGTTTCCCGACTGCGGCGACACCAAGCGCCATGTTCTGAGCCGCATGGCGAGCCGTACCACGATCCAACTTGATGGAGCGGATCTGCTTATCGGTCAGAACTTCATCGGGGACCGGGGAGCACTGATTGCTGAGCAGTGTCGCGAGGTTCATTGGCGGCGCTCCTTTGCATTGAGCGCAGCGGCGATTTCCGCCTCCTCCGCAGGCAGAGGGATGGCGGCATCCACTAGCGCCTTTGCCGCATCACTCAGGTACGCCAGCGCGTGGTAGCCATTGCCATCCATGGGGCTACCCTCGACGAGGGAGATGAGGATGTCGCTGAGTCCGGCCAGAATGACGCTGGCCTCGTCCAAGGCTTCCCGCTTGGAAAGTCCAGGGTTGACCTTGAAGAAGCTGTTCTCCGGGTCAATAGGGCGAGCTCTCAGAAGCGCGTTCATGCCACACCTCCCGCTGCATCCAAGCCGCGCACGCAGCTACTGTGCATCGCCGCCACCACCTCGGTGAGCAGCGCGATAGCTTCCGCCTCGGAGTCGCTCATAGGGTGATCGATATCCCTGGCCATGCGCCTGAGCAAAGCGCAGAGAGCGTTGAGCGACTCCTCGTAACGTTGCATTACCTCTACGATGGGAACCCCCTCGCAGACCTGGAGCGCACAGAGCCCGCTGGGGGTTAGGAGAAATCCAACCTCCTCAGTGGTCACTGACTGTTGCGCCTGGCTTGACGTTTTGATATTTTTGAGATGCATGTTGATGTCTCCCTCGAGACAAAGAAGTACCTAGGAAGTCGCGCCAACGACTACCGACTAAAGGCCTCGCGAAAGCGGGGCTTTTTGCTTTCCGGCGTATGGGTCAGCCGGGCCGCAAAGTGGCGCCAGGACACTCCGTGCTATCGTTCGTCCCCTCAACGGGGAACAGACGGAGATCCGTGGTATGGCAGTAATGGGAGTGGTATGCGGCTATCACGCTAGCCTTCCTCGCTATGCGGTTCGCACCGACGATAGGTTTGCGATCGTTGATGTGCTGGTTGGCGAGCTTCGGATTGGGGACTCGGTGCGCGGCCCCTTGGAAAACAACGGGATGGCGGTGCTGATAAACCGAACCACCGGAGAACTTGTCGAAGTCGCCGTTGAAGCCGTTCACGCCAGCCAAGACGCCGCAGAATCTCTGCTTCGTCGTAAATGACACCAGCCTGAAAGCCCTGCCCGCGCCAAGCAGCCGCGATCCGATCACGCTGAACATCCAGCCCGAGGAAGCGAGCCATCTTCGAAAGGAAAGTCACGGAGCCACCTCGGCACTGGATGCCTGCACAGCAGCATCAGCGCACTGCCCCAGGCGGGAGTCGGACGGCAGAATGGGCTCAAGGTCGGCGGAGCCTGCGGTCCAAGCTTCGCAGCACGAAGCGGGTAGCGAGATTCGACTGTTCGAGGGAACAGCCTTTATCTCGAAGGCTCCGACGACCTGACCGTCGATCACGCGCACGAAGACTCTTCGGCCAGATCTCGCCATTTGAGATACAGCGCTTTGGGTTATGCCAAGAGCTCTGGCCACTTCCTTCTGCTTGGCGCGAAAGGTTTTGGTGCCCAAGAACTCGCTCAACGGGACGTCTTTCATCTGGCTGGTCCATGAGGTGTTTCCCGGAGATATTAGCCCGGCTTGTTTTTTCCAGCAACAAATAAAAGCCTGGCTGTTTGAAACAATTAAGTAGAGCTAATACAGTTTTGGCATGAGCAGACAACGAAGACCCCTAGCCCCCCACGAAGCTCTTGAGTGCGCCCGACTCAAGGCGATTTACCTCAAGCGGAAGGCAGAAGCTTCGGCGCGAGGGCAAGCCATCACCCAGGAAAGCGTTGGGGAGGCTTGCGGGTGGGCATCCGCACAAAGCACCGTCAACCAGTACATGTCCGGCAAGCTGGCCTTGAATATCGATGCCTTGCTGAAGTTCTCGCAGGTGCTGAGCTTTTCTCCTGCGGAGGTCAGCCCTCGCCTTGCTGCAGAACTGGAAGAAATGACCAGGATTGCAAACGGATTGACCGACCAAGGCCCTGCAGCACTGAAAGCTGTCGAGCCCAATGCGGAATTGATCGGATGCATGTCCCCTTGGGATGACTCCACGCCGCTTGGTCCAGATGAGGTAGCCATTCCGCTGTACAAGGAGGTCGAGTTGGCTGGAGGAACCGGAGCTACGGAGGTCGTTGAGGTTCCCGGAAGGCTCTTACGCTTTGCTAGGTCAACGCTTCGCGAGGCAGGGGTTGACGAGAAGAACGCTGCGTGTGCGACCCTCCGAGGTAGGAGCATGGAGCGCTTGATCATGGACGGTGCCACTATCGGTATTGACCGGGGTGCTACGCATATCGAAGATGGTGAGATATATGCCTTTGACCACGACGGCATGCTTCGAGTGAAATTCCTCTATCGCCTTCCAGGCGGAGGGTTGCGAATCCGTAGCGAGAATGATGAGGAGTACCCAGACGAGTTCCTAACACCGGAGCAGGCACAGCAAATCAGGGTCCTCGGCTGGGTGTTTTGGTGGTCAACCGTTAGAAGAAAGCGAGGGCTTCGCTTAGCAAAATGAGCCCACCAAGCCCGGCAGAAGCCGGGTTTTTTTCTCGTCAAACACAAAATATTAGCCAGGCTGTTTACATAAAAATAAAGCAATGCTAATTTTCCCTCATCGTAGTCGAGGGAATTCATTATGGATTGCGCCACCACCATCAGCACTGATACCTGGCAAGGCCGTCTCGGCATGGGTCTCGCTCCGCGCGAACTGGAGGCCACCCTGCATGCGGCGAGCGACCTGACCGCAAAGGAGATCGCGAAGCTGATGGGCATCGCGCCTGGAACCGTATCCAAGCGGTTGGATGATGCGCGGTTCAAGCTCGGCGCCAAGACTATCCGCGGCCTGGTGCTGGAGGCGTACAAGCGCCAGATTATCAGCCCCCTGTGCGTTGGCATCCTCGCCCTCCTGGCGGCAGCACAACCCCTCCTCGATGAAGACCCGGCCATGCGGGCGCGCCGTGGCGGCGAAAGGAAGATCGAAACTCGTCTGACTGCTCGCCGCGATGGCGTGGCCTGGGTGGCGTGATCATGGCCTGGGACAGAAACGATCCTCTCAACATCCTGGCGCTGCAGCTCGACGGTGAACTGCGCGCAGCGGCCGACTTTTGCTATGGCTACAACGGGCCGGCACAGCGCGCTTTCGCCCGGCACATCCAGGGCCTGGGCAAGACGCTCGACGAGCTTACCGTGGCAGACCTGAAGGCGGCGGCCGCATTTGCGGACGCAGAACTGAACGACCTGCAACAGAGAGGGCTGATCTGACGCGGCAGACCGAACGCGCCGAAGCAGCCAAGCAGTAACCAACCGATTTTCGCGAAAGCCAACAACCGCGGCAGGCCATCGGCTTGCCTGGAGGAAAGCATGGACAACAAACCTCTCATCAAGCCCGGGAAGCTCTTCCTGATCTGTATCGCCCTGCTGGCCTATGCCGGGTTGTCCGTCGCCTTGGTGGGCGGCATTGGGCCGGCCCTGGTCAGTAGTCGCGACGATGTTCTGGTCTTCGCGGGATTCGCCATCCCTGGCGTCTGGTTGATCGCCTCGGTCTGCCTCGGCATCCACCTCGCCAACACCCGCCGCGAAGAAGCGGCCACCACCAGCAAGGAGAAAGACCAATGAAGCGGATTCCCGCTGCTGCAATGCTGTGCCTGCTCGCCGTCCTGGCGGGCTGTTCGAAGGTGCCTGCCGGCAACGTCGGCGTGATCGTCAACCTTTACGGCTCCGAGAAGGGCGTGGAGACGCGCGAGGTCGGAACTGGTCGCTACTGGGTAGGCGTGAACGAGGAGCTCTACCTGTTCCCCACCTTCACGCAGACCGAAACCTGGGGCGGCGAGGAAGCGATCAGTTTCCAGACCGTTGAGGGCATGAAGGTTGGCGGCGCCGTCGGCATCACCTACTCGGTATCCCCCGACAAGGTGACGACGCTGTTCCAGAAGTACCGGGCGGGAATCGACGAAATCACGAACAAGTTCCTGCGGAACATGGTGCGCGATGCCTTCAACGATGTTGCCTCGAAGCTTCCAGTCGAGAGCGTCTATGGCGCCGGCAAGGCGGACCTGCTGCTGGCCGTCGAGAAGCGCGTGCGCGATCAGGTGGCGCCCATCGGCATCAACATCGAGCGCATCTACTACGCATCCGACCTGGTCCTCCCGCCGCAGGTTACGCAGAGCCTGAACGCGAAGATCCAGGCCACCCAGATGGCCGAGCAGCGCCGTAACGAGGTCGCCCAAGCCAAGGCAGAAGCCGACAAGGAACGCGCTCGGGCCCAAGGGGAGGCGGACGCGAAGCTGACCCTGGCCACCGCCGATGCGAAGGCGATCGAGATCCGCGCCCAGGCGCTGCGCTCGAACCCCGACGTCGTGACCCTCAACGCGGTCGAGAAGTGGGACGGCAAGCTGCCCACCTACATGGCCAGCGGCTCCCCGCTGCCCTTCATCGGCATCAGCAAGTAGCCATCCTCGCCCCGGCGCCAGCGATGGCGCCACTGGAGAAAAGCATGACCACCAAAGCAAAGACCAAGAAGCAAGGCACCGCTCTCATCCTCAGGACCTGCAGTGCTGATCTCACCAGCCACGGCGGGTTTCAGTGGCCAGACAAGATCGGAGCGGTAGTCGAAGCCCCGGACTGGAAGAAGGACAACAAGTGCGGTCACGGCCTGCATGGATGGCTGTTCGGACAGGGCGACCATGATTGCAGCAGCACCGTAGGCGACGCAGATGCGAAGTGGCTGGTGGTTGAAGTGGGTCTCTCCGACCTGATCGCCCTCGGCGGCAAGGTGAAGTTTCCTCGCTGCACAGTCCGTCACATCGGGGACAAGGCAAGCGCAACACAGTTCCTGATCGCAAACGAACCGCGCGCGGCTGGCGTAGCAGTGATCGGCGCCACCCTACAGGCAGGCGATAAGGAACTCTGTCAGGTAGGCGCATATGGCACCGCCACCGCCGGGGAC